TATCTCGTACAAATCTCTCACCGACTTTTTTGAGCCATTCTGGTGAATCTGGTATAACTTCATCAACTTGATACAATTTTGTTGTTACACCTAATGGGTCGTTGATTCCAATTGTTTTATTTATCATTTTATATGGCATTTTTAATCCTTTAAAAATACGAGGGGTTTTTACACCCCTTGTATTTCAGTCTATTTATTAAGCATTATGTGCAGTAATGGTATTATCAGATGAATGCAGAGCATTTCCTTTAACAACCATTAGTCCAATCGGTGTACCATTTGAATGAGTACCAGTTTTGGCTATCACCCCTCTGATATACCTTTTACCACCGATATAACCAACTTGCGTTACAGTTCCTGTTGAATCTGGGTTACCAGAGGTTCCAGCAGTGCCTGTTCCGTCAATTTTCAACCAAATACCATCTGCGGCGATTGTGCCATTTGTAATATCTGATTGAGTTACATCAGTAAATGTTGAATTATCATCAGAATGTTCTAACGATATTTCAAAATGGACAGATGAAGATAAAGTATCTCCCTCTGCACCAATAAATGCAATTAAAGTTGCACTCTTATAACCTTGTAAATCTACACCAGTTCCATTTGCCGCGGCAGTTGTAACTGTAGGTTTGTAAGAAAGTGCAACCGCAGTATTATTTGCTAAATCAAAGTTCATAATTTACTCCTTTCTTAACTTGGTACATAACTTTGTAATGCTTCTTTCAATACAACCTGTCCACCAACTCTTTTTCTAGCAACATATCTAACATTACCAGATGTTGCTTGAGTGAATGGGTCACGAAGAATTGAAAGGTTAACCCTATCAACAACCATATATGCTGAACGGAAATCACCAAAGACGATGCAAACTGCACTTGAGCCAACATCTGCCATATCTGGCATTTCCACATAAGGGAAACCAAGAATTGTGTTTGGTGTTCCTGCTGTTAACATCATACCTGGTTGAAATACATATTGACCAGCAGAATCTTTTAACTGCCTTATTAATGCTAATGTAGCTCTATTGAATACTAATGTTGCATTTTGGTTATATGGTGTTTTGATAGCATGAACTAAGCTAAGAAGGCTATCTGCAGTTATAACACCACTACCCCCAGCAGTTGATCCACCTACATTTGTGGTGAAACCTTCTGGTTTGTTAATCTTATCTCCAACCGTCATTGCATTACCTTCTGCTTTTGCAAATTGTGTTGCAAATTCTTGTTGCATTTCTGATTCAAGATCAAACACAGAGTCTTCAAGTTCTTGCTCTGAAATATCAATTAAAGCATATTGCTCATGACATGGTATTTCTTCAAGTTGTGTTGTGTAACCAGTTGTTTCGCTTCTTGTACCACTTTCTGCAGTCCATTGGGCTGAGAATGTTGCACTTCTAACTGGAACTTGAACACTTCTTTGTGATGTTGCTCTAACTCTTGCCAAAGAACGAACAGGAGAAATTTCTGTTAAGGTTTTTAACAGTTCTCTCATGTATTCTGGTGGAGCCAGAAAACCAGCTTGTGTATCATCTGATACTGTTAATGCCTTGACTTCATCTGGTGCAAGGGCATCTTTGCCCTTTCTTAACCATCTATCAAAGATTTGTATTTTTTTTTCTACTTGTTCTGGTGATCCATCAACACCCGGTCTTTTTAACATAGATTCGAATGTTGCAATTTTTTCATCAACTTGTTCTTGTTGTTTTGTGTGAAGTGTCATTTTTTGATTAACATCTTCTAAAGTGTCTAAAGATTCTTCAATCCTTTTCAACTTTTCATCAACAAGTGGATCAGTAGAACCTTTTTTTTCTAAATCAGTCAATCTTTGGTCATTGGTTGCTTTAAATTCTTTAAATGCCTTACCTTGTTCCTCAATTGCTGACTTAACTGTATTAAGGTCTATTTCTGACATAATTACTCCTTTATAATTTTTGTTAAGTTGTTAATTGATTTTAATAATTCTGGCATCTTTTCACCAACCTCTCGTTGAGATAGCGCCTGCGTCAATGCTTTTGCACCCATTTTTGATTCGCTTCTTGATAATCCTACATCTCGCAGGATATCTTCCCAGTCGCGAATCGTTGTATCAGCACCTTTCACTTTCCTAATTCTAGCTTTTGGATTCATGGGAAAGGTTACTGCTGAAATCTCCATTAAATCGACATTTTTTAATTTTCTTTTTTTGCCATCATCGTCATAATGATAACCCTTAGCATCTACTTTATATCCAATAGATAAACCATCAATTGCACCCATTTTCATTAACTCATATACCTCTTTGCCTCTTTGAGTGCCTAATGCTAGTTTACCTTCTACAAGAAGTCCTTTTTCGTCCTCTTCCATTTTCTCAAATACACCAATTGGTTCATCTGTTTTATGCATAAATAACATCTTGATTTGCTTAGGTGCTTTTTTTCTTAAAGAAGATGTAAATGCTCCTTTTTCTACAATGTCGTTACCCAAATCTTTATTGCCAAAAATACTGGCATACCCAGAAAATTTACCTTCTTTTTCTTTGTCATCATCATCGTGATAAGCTTTCCATTCACAAACAGTATCGTAATATTTTATTTCTTGCTCTTGATTTTCTACAGATTCACTCATATCTTGATCCTTTCGACTGTTACTGAAACTATTTTGGCAGATAGCTAATCTTTGATACCTTCCGTATTCAGATTGCATTGTTGAGTCAGACATACACCTACCCATAAATTCATCTTCAGTTTCAGAGCCAGTTGGTTTTGGTATTGGCATAACTAAACTATTACCATAATAGTGTAATTATCGCAAGTCGTCTAGTTTTTTTTTAAGGTATAACCTAGTAGACATTCAGGGCATTAAGGATACACTTATTTTGTGGTTCTTAATGAGTTTTCTTGTATAACTGTGTGTTGATTACCCATTCTTTTTTCTTTTAATATTTTTAATATTAGTTTAGCTTTTTGTGGTGTTAGTTCCATTGTATTTGTAGTGTTTCCTAACCCGTCAAATATTTTGACACTAAAACCATAATCAGTTTCTTTTAATTTTTTAAATTGTTCTCTTACATAATTTTCGTGTCTATCCATTTATATTCTCCATTAAAATTTGTTTATATTTTGGTTTATAATAATTTGCATAATCATCATTTAACCTTAATGATTTATGCCTTTTCCAGTAACTTGGCATATCAAAGTATTTAAATTGTTCTCTTACTAAATCATTTATTTGAGAATTAGAAAAACCTCTAAAAATAAGACTAATTAAATGTTTATCAGATGACATAATTGTACCATCAATCAACTTTAATCTGTTCCTTAAATCGATTAGCCTTTCTTTAAAATAATCTTTTTTTAAATATCTCATTTTTTTTTCCTTTCTGTTGGGTTGACTTTTGGTGCAACCCTTTGACCATAAACTTTACCATTCCTTTCTAATTTCTTTTGGTAAATAAATGCAGTGTCCATAAATGTTTATATTAAAATTTTGAAACACTTTTTTATTAATATTTGGTATTGGTTTTTTTATTAATGCTTCCTCATCAAACAATAAACAACCACCATTTTCTAATTCCAGCATTTCAACAAATCCACCGATGTGATTTTGTGCTTCGTCTAATGTTGGCTCTTTATCTCCAATTTGATATTCTGTATATTTGACTTGATTAATTGTTGTACCTTTCATTTTTTCTCCTAATTTGTAATTATCAATTCTGGGGTGGTTTTACCCACCCCTTGTTTATATTAATCAACTTTTTGTTTAGTATTTTCAAATATTATTTTTTGTAAATGAGATTTTTCAAAAACAAAGAAGTGCTTAGGAACTTTTTTTTCTTCGATTTTTTTTGTCTTTTTATTCTTTTCTTGTTTTACAAGAATTTTTGTTAATTTGGCACAAGCTTTTGCACCTTTTAGTTCTTTTCCTGTAAGGTTCCAATAATTAACTGCTTGTTTGAATGTGCAAAATTCAGAACCCAACCCAGATAATTTATCAATATTGGCACCTTGGTATGGTTTGTTTGTAGTAAAATTTATCATTTTTTTTCCTTTGTTAAGTTTATAATTAAATACTACCATATGGTTTAAATTAATTAAACATTTATTTTTATATTTCTTCTAAGTTATTGATTTTATTACATTCTTTTTTTCAAAAAAATGTTTTTTTTATTAATGAAACTACAGATTTTGACAGATTCAGCTTACCTCATCATCATCTGTTATATATAAAACG